TTTCGGCGCCCTCAGCCGCCTCGCCGGGTTCCAGCGTGGAGTCATAGTGCAGCCGGTCAAAGCGCGGCTCGAAATGCTCCTCACAGTCAGGGCATTCCCAATACCACCGGCCCCGCGTGCCGCTGTTGTAGATCAGCCCGATTCCATGCGTCACTGGCGGCAGTGCATGCGGCGATGCCGGATCAAACCGCCACGCAGGATCTGCCACCGGAAAGGCCGGGGTGCTTTCCAACAGAACCGTACCGCGCGACATGAAGGACTTCACGCGCTGCAGCGACATGCCGTAGGGCGTCCCTTCCGGGCTATCCTTCGGGCCAAGCCGTTGCGGCATGTGATCGTAATCAGTCAGCAGAACCATGCGCTGCGACCGGCTCGAAAGCTGGTTTGGCACCGGATAACCGACCGTGAGACGCATCCCCTTGAACCGCTTGCGGCTGAAGGTGCTGTCATCGCGGCCCTTGCCCAGCCGCGCCAGAATGGCAGGGCTGTTGTAGATGATCGGGTCGAGCTTCTCTTCGACCCACGCATCCGCATCGGTCTTGGTCATATGGATCACCTGCACCGGATCAGGCGCGCAGGTGATCGCATGCATGGCGACGGTCAGCAGCATCTGGCTTTTGCCGCTCTGCGACGGGCCGACAAAACAAACACTGTTGAAGCGCCGCGATTGCGTCACATCACCAGGTTCAACCGTGTAGGGCGCAACCATCCGGTCGAACGGCTGCCACGCCCCGCGCAACGGCACCCGCATAAACCGCTCAGCGGCATCCGTCACCGTGATCCGGCTGGGCGGATCGAGCAGCGGCAGCGCATCGCGCATCAGTTCTTCCGGCGTCACAAACGGCGGCAGTGCCGGAATGCCATGCAACCGGCCCGCCGGGCGGTCCATCATCACCACCATCAGAGGGCCAGTTCCGCCTGATCGCCCGCGCCACGCAACTGCACCACCTGCCCCGACATCGAGAGCGCGCGCTCGATCTCATCACGTGCCGTTTTCAGGATATCGTCGCAGCGCAGTTGCATCTTTTGCACCTGAGCCGCGGTCAATCCGAATTCCATTTCCGCGAAATCCGGCAGCGTCGTCACGGCGGTATTGAACGCGACCAGCACATCTTCCATCAGCGCCTGCGCCCGATCTGCCCGCAACAAACTGCCGCGCTGTTCGGCTACGCGGTTGCGGTGATACTCAGCCTCAGACCATTTCCGCAATTCATCGGCGGTCAGCTCCCCCTCATCGGCAGCCTGGTCATCGTCAAGGTTACGAAAGGCCAGCGCGGCTTGCACCGCGAGCTGATCACCGCGCGCCTTTTCGGCACGAGCTTTGTCATCGCGGGACTGTTTCCAAGCCCAGCAATGCGACAGCTTGAACTCATAGGCCACACCGTTCTGACCGGCAGTCAGCACCGGCAAACCCTGTGTCAGCCACTTGGTGATCGTGTTTTCAGAGACGCCGAAGGCAAGGGCAAGCTGCGATCTGTTGACAACACCATCCTCCACCCCAGCAGGTAGAGGCCAGCGCCCAACATCCAGCACCCCCCCATCCGCGAGAGTGATGGTGGTAGTCATTCTTTTTTCCTTTCAGATCAACAACACCAACCCCATCCGCCACCCAAACCGGACCACACAGCCCTCAATGTGTCAGGGCCGTAAATATCCGCGTGGGGGTGTTTCTGGGGAAGGACCCGAAGTCAGGTCAGCCCGTCAGCAGGGACAAGCGGAATGCAAAATGTTCCTCATAGACGGCAGCGACAGTGCCTTCGACGATTTCGCGATAATCAATGCGCTTTTGATAGGTGGGCCTAGCACTCAGGAAGTTGAGAACCGGCTCAGGCTTCCCCCTGCTACCATTCCGCCGATAAATACCTGATCCAAGCTTTGAACCATCTTGCGGTACGAAGTATGCAGCGCGGCCCTTGTTACGCGCAAGCTTCTTAGATCTCTCTGTGGTGTTCCGCGTCACGTCTCTCTGCGCCTTTATGGCGGATAGGGCTTGCGTCCGCTCACCTGCTGACCAGTTGCCGTATTGGTCCAATCTTGCGCTACCACCCGGAGCAATGGCGGCGATATATGACGCCGTTGCAACTTTGACCTGCAGCAGCTTTTCAAGCGCAGAATTCGGACGAACGCCCCCGGCACCTTGAACCTTGAGAAAATGCCGTGGGCCAACATCAGGGCGCTCGTGGATGATTGCCTCAGGATTTGACAGCGTTGCCCGTTTTACATTCAAAAACCGCAAGGCAAATGGAGTTGGCCTATCGAAGACCATCTTCATATGATCCTTCACAGCATCGATCGCATCATAGGCAGTATCGTTGATTGCGCGATATGTGGCAGCTGGCAGATGACGAGCAGCTAACTTCACCAGTTCATCCTGCACCTCTGGCAGATTTCTGATGTCCAGTTTGAACATGACAACCCCCAGAAATGCGAAACGCCCGCAGGGTGGTTCCCTTCGGGCGTGGCTGTAGATGATGCCAAGCACTATGCCTACGGCGGACCTAAGCGTCAATCCCCTTTCTTTGGGGTGTCACCCCAACAGATCGCGCATGCGGTCGAGGCTGCCACATAGGGCGGCACGGATCAGCTTGCGGTGTTCGCCCTTGGGCTGCCAGCCATAGGCGCGCAGGACCGCGCTCAGGTCGCGCCCTGCCAGCACCACCATGTCCACCACTGCCCGATCCGAGATCGCATGGCGCGCGTTGTCGCGGTCCATGTGGCGACGGGGTGACATTGCGACACTTGCACCGATGGCGCGGTGAACCGCATCCAGCGTGGCCCCGCGATCCAGATAGCGATCAAGGAAGTCCGACCCGCCACCGGCACAGGCGCGGCCCGCCTCGATGCTGGCGCACTTGATGCCCGACCCATCGCGCCATTCGGTCAGCGCACGATAGGCTGCAGCCGTGGCCAGATGCGCGGCGGTGAAGGGCGGCACAAAGGGACGCTCTGCATCATGGCGCTGGCGGGCCTGTTCGACCATCACCACCAGCGCACAGGCCGCGCGCCAATGCGCCGAGGCGCGGCGACGGGTGCCACCGGGGGCAAGATCAAACCCCTGCACCAACTGCATCGGCCCGCGCGCCGGAGCCACGGGCGCGGCCTGCATGGCCTCGGGCGGCGTTGCCCTGCCCAGAATGTCAGCCACCCGCACAGCCTCAGCAGCGCGCCGCTCTGCACCAGCAACCGGGTCAAAGGCCGTCGAGAAAGCGGGGCGGTCAAATTCTTTTGTCATGCGCTTGGCCCTTTACCAGATTTAGTGTTCGCTTGCTCTTTCTTCTCTATCCCTTGCTTTCCCTCATTTTTCAGGGAGGGGATGGAGAGGATAGAATGAAAAAGGGAGAGGATAGAGTGGAGAAGATGGAGAGGATGAACAGAAGCAATATCAAAGACTTGAAGGCAAAGCGGAGAGGATGGAGAGGATGGAGACGATAATTGCAACCCCCACGTAGAAGGCACCAAACCCCCACACCCCGAAGTTACGCGCGCACATGCGAGCGGGTCACAATTATCCCCTCCATCCTCTCCATCCTCTCCATTTGTCCCACAACCCATTGATGCCGCATCATTTCCCCCTGACCCCTGCACGGGCTGCCATCCTCTCCCGAAGGGGTTTATCCCCTCCATCCCCTCACATTTTGACCAGACTGGGGTGCGGGGCATGTCAGAAGTCCTCGCCATAGCGGTTCGGATCGGCCGCTTGGCCAAGGGTCAGGGCGCGGCCTGCGGCATCTTTCGGGGCCAGACCCCAGTCGCGGGCGAATATGTCGGTCAGGCGCAACCCGTCATAGCCGTTGAACCGCCCGGTTTCCCGCGCCACAAACTGCCGCCCCGTCTTGGGGGATCGCCACCTGCGCGAGTGGTCCTTCATATTGGTCGAGATCGTGCGCTCCTTGAACGGGGTCTCACCACGCTGCATCTGCCAGAACATGAAACACAGCATCAGCTCGCGCGACGATATGCTGTCGGCCACATCGCCCGACACCACACAGGCCTCATCCAGAAACTTGCCATAGGGGTCGGCATCCTGCCGCAGCGTATCGGTGGCCTGACTGACCTGTGCAGGCGGGGCCAGCCCGCCCTCCAGATAGGATTTAGCCCCCTCAACCAACCAGTTCAGAATGCCAGGGCCTTCCTCCAGCATGCGATGCACAATCATCGGGTCGCGCTCTTCCTTGGGGATCTGCACATCAAACGGCACGATCATAAGACGCCGCCAGATGCCATCATCCATGCCGCGAATATCCGGCGCATGGTTGCCGCCGATGGTCAGCTTGAAGATCGGTGTGGCCTCGAAGAAGTCTTTATTCAGCGCGCGCACCAGAATAGGCTCGCCACCTGTCAACTGCTTGATCAGACCCTCTTGCCACTGGACACCTTTTTCCGGCTCCGACGTACGCACCATACGGGCGGCGATGATATTGATAAGGTCAGGCGTGGCATCGCCACCCGATCGGCGGTTTTGGCCCGTCAGACTCTCGATCTTGGCCGATGCGGCATAGCTGCCCATCAGCTTGGCCATCAGATCGGTCAGCGCTGATTTGCCATTCGCGCCCATGCCGTAGAAGAAGGCCAAGGCCTGTTCATTGGTCAGCCCCAGCATCGAATAGCCGAACCAACGCTGCAGGAACCGCTGCATATCGTGGTCTGGCATGATCCGGTCCATAAATCGCTGGAACAGTGGCGCAGTGGCGCTGGCGTCATAGCCCGCTGTCATGATCTTGGTCATCCGCAGCGCCCGATCATGCGGGATCAGCACCATGTCAACCTGCGGATAGGTGCCTTTGCGCGGTGTCACCGTAAACCGTATCACGCCCGAGGTGGTATTCACGTCCATCGGGCTTGTGTCCAGATCCTCGACCCGCACCGCCAAAGGCACCTCGGCCTCTGTCAGCGCCGCCTTGATCTTGGACGTGTTGCCGGTGGACCGCGCAAAGGTGCGATGGGCGGTGCGGATCTTCGAAAGCGACAGCTTCAGGCTGCCGATCGCCTCGATCTCGACACCGATGCGCTTGATGCGCGACTGTGCCACGTCCGACAGCTTGCCCTCATCATCGCGCTGCAACTCCAGCGCCTCGCGCTCCAACTGCAAGTCGCGCTCCTGCGCGATCTGCAACATCATCTCATTGCTCAGCGTCAGATACGGCACTTCGGCCAGCACCAATTCAGGCAGGCGCTGCGCCTTGCGGCGCACGGCAGTCATGTCTGGATCGATCTGCCAGACCGCGCCGGTCCAGACAAACCAACCGACGCGCGGCACATAGATAACATCCGGCCCGAAATGCAGCACGAATCGCAAAGCATTGCCCAGATCATTGATCGACAGCTTCGAGGCTTCGCGTAAGACATCGGCATCAGACGGCCCAGCGTCAGCCCCCGCCCCGAAATCCGGTTCCATCCCCTGATAGGGGTCGGCATCTGGGTGGTCAGCATCGTCGGGGTGCGGGGCTGCCATCCCGTCCGGCAGGTCGATATCTTCCGGCGCTGCCAGAATCCGGCGCACACCCTCGATGCCCCCGACGCCAACGTCCTGATCTGCATCATCGCTCATTGTTCACCACCCAAAAGCACATCATTCAGATCAACCCCGGACGGGCAGACAGCAATCTGCCCCCGTAATCCGGGGCGCAGCGCCATTGCGCGGCGCAACCCCGCAACCAGCTTGGCGCGGGTCGATTTCGGCTCTGAATCCCCATCCATCACATAGATCAGCCGATCGACACCGGCAGGCGGCACAAAGGCGTCACGGTCGCCCAGATCGGGGATGCCCTCAAAGCGCAGGCCTTTGCCCATCATGCGTTGACCAGCCATGTTGCCCAGATCGGCACCGGCCCAGAACGCGGCATCGGCATGCACCCCGGCAACCAGGGCGGACAGCGTGGTTTCGATCCCCTCGCCCATCACCAGCACAGGGCGCACGGCATTGCCGGTCAGCCGGATCGTGCCGCCCTTTTTCGAGCCGAGCATCTTCTTCGACTGGCAAGGCTCGCCCGTAACGGGGTGCAAAATCCGCGCCTTGCCCTTGGGCTGGTCCAGGTCGATCCAGGTGCGATGCACACCCGTAAACCGACCATCCGGCCCTTGGATTGCGGCCAGCATGGCAGAACCGCGATGGATAGACCGCCCTGCCCCGTCGATATCGACAACATAGGCCAGATCGGGGTGATAGCGCAGGCAGACAGGCAGGCGTGGAAACAGCGCGGGCGCAATGCCGCGACAGGTCAGATAACCACGAACGGGGGTGCCTTCTGCAGGCTGCCCCTGTTCCCAGACATTGCGCGCCAGCCGGATCGCCTTTTCCCGCTCTTTGGCAGCAATGGCATCTTTCTGACGCTTGTGTTCTTCCTCTTCGCGGTCCCGCTTGGCCCGCTCTTCTGCGCTGATCTCCACACGCGGGCCGCACAGCCATTCCAGCGCCGCGCCAAAATCCATGCCAAGAACAAACATCACCAGGGCGATCTGATCGCCTTTTCCGCCATCGGTGTCGCAGGCGCGGCACAGGAATTGCTGCTTGCGGGTGTTGACCGAGAACCGATCCGTGCCACCACAGCGCGGGCAAGGCCCCGTGCGCTCGACGCCACCACGCTTAAGCCCTCGAATATCAAGCCGTTGGATCAGTTGATCCATGTCGTGGCGGTGCGCCTCTGCAATGCGCGGATCGTTGCCCTGTGCCATGCCCATCAGCCCTTTGCGGTCAGACGTTGCAGGGCGTGGCCCATATCGCGGCGCAGGATCGGCAGAATCGCGCGGCTGGCATAGGACGTGGCGTAGGACCATTCGACCGGGGTGCGGGCGGAAAAGAACCGACCCGCCGCATCGGCCAGAAGATCAAAATCCACATCCCGCCGCAGCCCCGGCAAAGCCTCGCGCAGCACCCCCAGCAGGGCATCGGCCTTGTCCTGAAACTGCCACTCGAAGGCCAGTTGCGACATGGCGCAGATTGCCACCCGTTCAGCGGGCGACATAGGGTCAATCCGGGTCTCAACCATGGATATCGCTCCGATTCTGATCGACGGGGGCGGGCCGCACGGCGCGCAAAACCGCGCGCTGCAGATCAGCCCCGGCATCCGCCAGCGCCGCCCGATCATGGCGCAAGCCCGCGTGGCGCGCACAGAACGACAAGGCTGCCACACGCAACGGGTGATCAGCATCCAGACGGTCGCTGATGAACGCCAACTGCGAAACCTGTGCGGCATCCAGCGCACCGACCCGCGCCGACAGCGCCACCGCATGCGCCTGCGACATCACAGAAACTGCAAGAAAGCCCATCATGCGGCCCTCGCTCGTTCCGGCTGCCCGGTCAGCCCCATCGCGCGCAAATGCACCCCGACCGAGGCTTTCGACAGGCCGGTGGCCGCGACCATCTGCGGATAGGTCGCCCCTGCCGCCCGCATCTCTGCCAACAGCGCGCGCGCCCTGTCCTGCTTTGCCTTGACCGCAGGCGGGGTGCCGCCCGTGCGCCCGATCCACGGGTTCACCTTCTTGCGATGCGCCACCAGACCAAGCGCCGCCAGATGGCGGGCCACGGCATTGGTCGAAAGGCCGGTCGCCGCGCGCATTTCCGACAAGGTGTTTCCGGCGCTGTGCAAATCTGCAATCTGCGCCCGGCGCGCCTCGACCTGCGCCCGCATGCGTGGCCCCATGCAATTCGTCACCACCGCAGCCCGCCGACCGATCGCCTGCAAATCGCTGCAGATGGTCGGTTCTGTCACGCCACAGCGCGCGGCCAGTTCGGCCACGGTCAAGGTCTCAACGGGCCATGTCGCCAGCAACTCACGCCGCGCGGTTCGTGCTGCACTCAAGCGGCCACGATGCCGCGCCGCGACAGGATTGCCCGCAGGCTTGGGCCACGGCTGCGAGATCGCCACCATGTCATCGCGCAGCGCGCGCAGCGAAGATCCATGCACCGCCGCAAAT